ACCCTATTGGAAATAGAAGTAATGTTTAACACTGATCCAGCATTAGTGGTTTCAGCAGTCACTACCCTATTAGAAATAGAAGTAATGTTTAACACTGATCCAGCATTAGTGGTTTCAGAATTCACTACCCGATTAGTCAATCCAATGAGTGCCGTCTGCTGCACGGCATTGGTAATCTCAGCCTGAACGATGCTATTCGAAGCTGCGCCTAGGCTTACGGCCAAGGCATTCGAAGCCGCATTTAAGCTTGTGATGAATTGTATCCATAACAAATTTGTCGAACTAATCAAGTACGAATCGGATTCCGCAGCAGAATATAGTCCGAGTGAAATTCGAACTAGTTCTGGATTAGTGCTGGCTGTCCAGGGCGTAGCACGAACTGGCAATAACGCGGCACCTTGAACAATGCAATTGCAACTCAGAACAATTAAAAGAATGATGGACCAGATCGTAATTAGTGATTTCATAATTGAACGAATGCTTGCCAACCGGTTGTAGAATTTCCAGTCATCTTATAGTATAGCGTATTCGAATCTAAATCTACATATGAATATCCGGGAAAAGCCGTAACGAAAGTTTCTGGAGTACCATGGCCCACGCGACGATATGCATAATCTATAATTGGAACTCCTCCAATCGGATCAGTCGCGGCGGGCGTGAATTCAATTTGCCCCTCCCTAAGTCGAGTGCAAGTCCCAGAAATTGTATTATACATTTCGACGTCATATACGTACCTTCCCGGCTTGATATTTCGCGTAACATCGGACGTCAGCGTAATTGAAATATTACCACCTGAAGCAGAGGTGACCGTGCAAATAAAATCCGTCAGATTGGTCGATTGATAACTCTTTCGAAATTGTGCTCGAAAGAGTTGGCCAGTCACATTCAGAGGAAGCCCATTCGAATCCTGCAGATCGATAGTATTGACATATGAAGAACCCTGATCGACCGTTAAGTTGGCAATGATGGCCATAAAGATTAACTATAAGTTACCGTGAAGTTGTCTTCTAAAAGATCTAGAGGATTATCATAATCCGCAGAGTAATATTGTATAGCCGGCCGGCCGGTGGTAGGGACCAATTTCCTTTCTAACAACCGAACCGCATGTTTTCCGCTAGCGGCGCGCGCGGCGTTAATAACTAGAATTATCCGTCCACTCCATCCGATAGTACCGCCGCGATCGATCTCTCTCGTATTTGGTTTATATGAATAGGTATGAGTTGCTATCCGACCATCTATCAAGGCAAATTGAACAATAAATTTATCGTTGTTCAGCGCAACATCCTCGATGACGACGTTCTGCCAGCTGGATGCACCACCTATGTGCCAATTATCATGGGAAGTGCTGCCCGCGAAAAAGAAAGTAACAATTTGAGCAGGTTCAATATTTAGTTTTTCAGCTTTACTAATAATCTGTGCACTGTTGTTCACCGCGGTGCCACTAGAGCTTTGGAGATAATAATTCTCCGTCGCGTTATATTCGAGCGAATATTGTGCAGGACTTACTGCATTTACTGCAAAAAAGTAACCTGGCAAATAAGATTGCGAGCCGGCGTCTCTATTGTAAGTAAATGTTAACTGATGGGCGTCTATAGAACCAAAAGTATTGTACATATAAGAGTCATTGTCGAGCCCCCCGGTGTATCGAGCCCTGCCACTGTGCGCTTCACCGCCAACGCTGAAATTGAAATTAATAGATTTAATGTACGTATATCCAATCCCAGTCCCCGCCGCCGTATCTAGCCTAGTATTGATATCCGCCGCCAGATTATTGATCTTCTGTCTTTGAATTTCGAATGTATCCGATTGCAATACCGGAATGCTTGGCTTTGATGTAATGAGTGCCATAGATTAAAATTGTGTTATGATTGTCAATGCTTCGCTCTGACCCGGATACTGAGTCATTGGAATTCGATTTTGCACGTAGATGACTTGACCTGTTCCACCCACATATTCTTCCGATACTGTCACTGCCGTTATAGACCGATTGGAGTAAGTTGTTGGTGCAGCGTAAAACGTCGATTTTGGCCAGATTGCATATCCAGATCCAGTAGAAAACGGAATGGGTGTAATCGACTCTCCATTCAAACCAAATCTAGAGGAATTCTGATGGTAATATACGACAGAGGTATTTGCCGACGTATTAACATGATCGATCCATCCGCGCGCGCGATAGCCGGCCGCCGAAGTGGAAGTGAGCTCAATGACATCTCCAACCGCCGGAAGTCCTTCTCCCGACCCCGTTGATATGGTCAAGGATTTCAAGCATCGAAATGTAATGGCCGAACCCGACGATGATGTAAAGACGACAGGATTTCTAATCAGGCTAATCTGACGAATCTGATCCTCTGCAGGAACATCCATAGTTCCAGGATAGGTGGAATCGTAATCGAATTTACCGTAGAATCCAGCATAAAAGCATGGAAGATTGTCCGTCAAATCATATCCAAATCCATCGCGCGGCGCAATTCGTGGAAGAATGGTGGCCGGCGAAGTTCCCTGTCCCGATGTGAAACGTACGACACCAGTAGTATATGACAATCCGGCCGCAGTCATCGTTACACTGAGAATCGCCCCTTGACTACTCGTGCTAGTTACAATTCCAGCTGCGCCAGAGCCATCTCCGTCAACTACAAACGTAGATGCCGTTGAATAGCCGAGGCCTCCACCAACTACACGGCACGAATAAATTCCTCCAGCAGAATTTGTAAATGTCGACGACGTATTTGCCGATGACGTACCAGTGGTGGTAGCTCTTCGATATATCTTAAAAAATTGGTTTGAATCTAGAGTCGACGAAGTATTTCCAGATGCCGTTGTAAGATTTTTAGAAGTCAATGTTCCGGTCGTGTCCAGATCCAAGTTGCCAACGTACACCCATTGATATCCACACGTCGAAGTAGTTCCGACCAGGCCCAATACTGTAGCCGAATTATTTGGCGGAACGGAAACGGCTTTCGACGTCGACCCATCCATTCCAGACTGAGCGCAGATATACAACCTCGCACCAGATCCAGAATTATGGACCGTGTAGCACGGATAGGCCGTAACGATGCCCGATACCGTACTCACCGTAGAAGGAAATAGGCAGCTTGGATCTGTCGAATCATATGCTTTAATGTACGATCCAGAAACCCAATTAAAGCGAGGGAGTACGTAACCAGCATTTCCATAGATGGCATATGTGGACGATGATCCTGTATTATGCGCGACGGATACTCTCTGAAGTGCAATTAGATTGTTTTTTACATCAACATCTGTTCGAGGAGCCGCAACAGGAGATCCAGGACTCTGATCTAAGCCATCTAGCTCTCCACTATATGAATCAGATTTACCAATGCCAATGTAATATTGGGAATGGAAGTGGAAGTCGGTAGCGATGTCGCCGTACGGCGCCGCCCAGCAGAGGGGCGGATGAACTGTAAATGTAGTATCTGATATCGACGTAACAATTGTTACAGAGCTAGTAGTAAGCACCGTTCCGAGGGCGCGGCCCGGCGTAGAGACTGCCATGCCAACTTCTAGTCTAGAAAGAATGGAACGATTATACTCGCCAACAGTAAATATTTTTTTGGTCGGATTATCTATGTTCGTTATGCCCGTCGACTCCACCGGCAAACCCCCACCGCCTGCGTAGTTCGCGAGTACGACAGCAGGAAAACACATTTCGTTGAACACATTCTGAACATTGTTCTTTCGAAATTGATGAGTAATAATAGCTGACATATTGAATATTTATTTATATAGATCTATTATGCATCAATCTCTATTCTATCAGTTAAAGCTGTAAAGTTAGTCGATGTGGAAGTGAGATTGATAACTCCGCCGTAGAATGTTACAGATGCGGTTGAAGTAGTTGATGTTGCAGCTGCCGATAGATGAATTATTTTCGAGTATTGGTAAAATTTAACATCTCCACTTATCACATCGGTAGCAGACGATGAAATTGCCACAATATATTTTGAAAAAGTAACATTCGCCTTCTCATCGCCATTGCTGTTCCACTGATATAATGATGTGGCGCCGTCCGTCTCAATTTGCATCATTTCTACCCGTTTTTTCGACTTTTTCGATTTAACCAACCCAACATTTTTTACATAGGTTCCAGCTGGAATACCTACGGATCCGTTCGGTGAACTAATATACAATCCTGGAATAATCTTACTATGTTCCGTAGGAAAGTATTCAAATTGGATAATATCGTTGGGGCCGGCGGTCGACCGGGTCGCTTTCAATACGGATATTGAAGTCGCGACGACTATCGCAGTAACTGTCGTTCCATCGGCTATACCTCCGCCACTTACAGACATGCCAGGTGAAATGCCAGAATGAGGCTTACGAAATGTAATCAGATTAGTAAGATCTGTAGACGTCGAATTCCAGTAAGGCCTAGCCGGCCGATCTGATTCAGTATCCGTATTCAGTGTATAATCATTTTTGATCAAGAACGCCGAAAGGGTGCTTGTCGAGCTTGAAGTGACGTAGGTATTCAATGGAATACCTGAAGCGCTTACGAACAATCCAGGAAAGATAGCCGGATCGTTGAATACTACGAATTGCGTCGACGCGGACGATATAGTAACTGCACTTACTGAAAAATTGACGATATTCCTACTTACGACTGTTGTATAATACGGAATTGCCGAAGAAGATGTTATATTTCGTATATCGTTTCCAAAAGATATGTTGTTGAAAGAGGTAGTTGTGCTTGGTGTTGTTAGATAATCGTAGCCCGACAATCCAAGCATATCGGATAGATTAAATCGAGTTTTAGATCCAATGTTCGACCAATCGGCATAGGTATAACCTAATACATTTCGATTGTCGACAACGTAAGGATTTGATGCATCTCCGACCCTATAGTCGACATATTCGGCCAACGTCGTTGAATCCAGACACCATAGAGCTTTTTGATAATCTTCTCGAGCATGTACCATTCGACTATCGGCTAGCTTATTCTCACCATCTCCACCCGACGGTTGAAAGTGATATTTAAATCCGATCGGATGAACCATGGTTTGATATGGCACGTCGAAAGTACTGGTTCCACCTATAACAGCTGTCGAAATTACATATGTAAATGGAGTCCAAGCCTCCAATGGTGTTTGTCCATAGACCAATGAACCACCACTAACTGTCGTCATGCTAATCGGCATTCCCGAAGTAGTAAGCCAGTCCTTAACGTAGTATTGAATCGTGCTTGGATAATCGTTATTATCGATGATCGATGCCCCAGCGTTGTAGAATATTCGAAAGAAAGTCTCTACGGAATTACGAGAACCTCGTGTGCTATAGAAGTATTTAACGATCTTTCGATATAGCTGAGCTCTGAGAAATGCCAATTCTTCTGTCGAATGATACTTGTACAGTGCAGGAGGATTGACCGTCACGGTCGAAGTTGTCGACATGTATGATGGCAATGGAACATATGGAGCGATTGCCGATACAATATGTGTAAGATAATCTTCATCAACTATATCCGGATCGAGTTGAGTAAGAATTGAATGAATGACATTCGTTGGGCCCGAGCCTGATTTTCCACTCAACTTCGAAGAATTTGGCACTGAGGTTGCAACTGTTGCAAACTCATTCAGATTCATGAACCTATAGTACTCTTCGATAAGCTGGAGAAAGTTCGTAGCCGTTACGCGTATTTGCTCTGGAAGCAATTCCGCCGATCTGGGAATTTCCAGATTGCGCGGTTGCTGTTCATTGATTCCGATCGTAGATGTCATTTTTATTGAGGATCGCGCGAAAAGGTTGTATATGCCTTTGCACCAAGGACACCCGACTGAGCAAAAGTATCTGCAGTTGCCGTAATAACAGCACTGGAAATGGATAGAATTTGATGTCGACTCGGAGCCACATCATTCGAAGCCGGGCGCGAATAAATTTGTATATTTGAGCTAGTGACGCTAGTATCGATGACAGAGCGAATAATAGTGTAGCGCGATGTGGCATCCAAGAGAATAAACGAGCCTGTCCAATTCAGTTGATCGGCCGAATTTGTCGTGATCACGGCCGATTGTCCAACACCGCTGCCTGCAACGATAGCCAGAGAACATGACGTAAATTGATTGTTTAACCAGTTTTTGTCAGGCGAACCTGCCGGCGCGCCCGAGTTTGTATCAATCAAAGTAGTTCCGGCGATAGGTTGACTACTAACCTGTCCGGTGATATACGTATATAGTTCAACTTTTCCAGTCAGTGGATATACCGTGCCAATGTGAATATCCGATCCAGTCGAAACATATTTTGGATCAGAGGCAATTTTGTTCGTCGAGTAGGTCGACATGAACAACTTACGAGTTGTAGTCGATTCAGGATCGGGCCCGTCTTTAAGATAGAAGGTGCCTCCTGGCGGAGTGATGGTCAACATTGAGCTCAAAGATGTAGCGCTTGCTGTTATATTTAATGTTAGAATTGAATAGGACCCCAGGTTGTTGATTGACGAAATTATAGCCGCGCGGCTCGTAGAAAAACCACCAGACGATAGAGTACCCGTGCTCACACTTGATCCGACAACTAAGTATGGGTTCGTGATATTATTCGACGCTGTAGTAGATGCACCTGGGCTAGACGAAAGATAGACTGTATAAGAATTGATTGAAAATGTTCCAAACACTTTAATTTCAGTCTGCGGCGAGTTTAATACGGATGAAAGGGCAAATCCCGATGATGTCAGCATGGGAGTGGTTTGATTCATGGTACCATATAAAGCATTTCCAAATGTAGTCACCAATCCATTTGGAAGAGCTTGAGTGCCATATGTTATAACATCGGCTGACCCTGTCAGCTTATTGAGAAAATAGTTTTTATAGAAAGAAACCTGCATGTCCGAATTCAAGATGGAAGGATCGGAGGTATCGATCTGACGCAATAGATTCGAGTGACGAAATACATCTGTAAAACGTTTTATCGAATTACTCTTATATGTATCAACGACATTTCCAATCGTGGCTGCCAGGTCCGTCGCACCCAATGTAGTTTGATTGGGATTAAATTTGGCATCAATCTTCAAAACAATATTGACTGTATCTGGAGCATAGTATATCGGAGTCACCGACATTACTTTAAATGGTATCAGACGTGCGATGACGTCGATCGAATTGAGAGGCTGACCATCTTTGGTCACATATGAGATAAAAACCTTTCCGGCAAATCGCGCGGCGTTAATCGGATCATATGTGACCTCATCTTCTCCACCCCACACGCTCGAGCTAATAATTTCAGGATTTTGCTTTTGAAGGATAGCAATATAATCGAGGGCCGTGACGGCTCGATTTTGTGCAATCATCGATGGCGGGGCATTGATTCGAATCGATTCAGTTGATTCCTGATCGGATCCGCCGGCGGAATATGTCAAAGCTACTATGGCCGTATCTGTTATTAGCTCGCCATTACTCGCCTCTAGCGTTTCGTCGGCATAGGTAAACTGCGATACGTTATTTGCCACAGGACCCAGTGTTGAAAGATACGTAAGTTGAACAACACTTAGATTATTCAGTGGCTGGCCAAGTACACCATCGCCAAAGGTAACATCATATTTGCCACTCGAATTAAGTGAAAGGTAGTAGATTTGAGAAAGGCCATTCACATTGGAGATGTCATCCTTTCCACTATTTCCAATGTAAGTCGAAATAGGAAAATAAGGAACGGGGTTTGTGATATTTTGATTTGGAAATACGCTGACTTTCAAAGTAGATATATCTGCCGATTCATCATCAATTGTAAAACGCTGATTGGCCAAAGCATTATCGACCTGATATGTCTGAGAACGAAACACTCCTTGAATCAAAGAAAGATTGGCAACGAAGCTATTACTTCCACTTGTCACATTTACAACTGTGCTATATGGAGTAATGAATGTAAAAGATCCGGCCGGAGATGTTCCATTGAACTTGGCGCCAGCTGGAATAATCAGAGTATCAGTAGAGCCTATAGTTCCTGAAGCTGTAAATGTGGCTGTAACATTTGCGCTTGCCGCGCCGATCGATGTTGGAACATATCCAAGCAACTTAGCCAGAGAGATTACCGAAGAGCGAAGCTGTGCTGTATCGATGAAACTCTCATTCAAGTTTAAATGGGCCAAGACAGCATTGTAATGCGTATTGTAAGCCAATACGTCTAGAAGCATGTTAAGACCAGAGCCATCGTAATTCCAATCTTTAATTGGAGATTCTTGACGTAGAAAATACGCCTTTAGATTACTTTTAATCTGATCGAAATCGAGTTCCGTTGCGTTTAAAACCGGTTGTGCCATAAATTATCTAAGCCTCTCGAGGAAGAAATTGACCGACGATTCTTTATTTAGGACGATGATATTAAAATTGATTGTGACTTCATATGCATTGACGTCAGATTGATCGATCACATCTATCGATGACACATTGACTCGAGGCTCATATTGAATGAGTACGCGTCTGATCTCTTTTTCGATCGTCATCGCCGTATATGCATTGGCATTCTCAAATAGAAGGCCACGCACATCAGATCCACGAAATGGATCGAATGGTGTCTCGTAGAAGTTAGTCAGAACTAAGTTCCTCACGGAATTTTTAACGGCCATCATATCTTTGGCTGGCACTACGTCCCGGGAATATGGAGAGATGAATGGATCTCGAAGATCTAGATCTGAATAGGTTTCTCTGGGGCCAAAGAGCGATGGTTGAATAGTCGGTACACCAGCTGCCGCTTCTACGACTGGTATAACCACAGCCTTATACAGGACTAGTGGTGTTGCTACCGGCACCGGCACCGGCACCGGCACCGACACTACTACTACCGGTATATCTTCTTCCTCAGTAGGCAACGTCGGCGCAATAAAGGGACTTAAGAGACTTTGGCTAGCCATATAGTTGTTCTATTTATAGCGAATTGAAGAGAGATCTAGACGATAGTATTAGTAATGCACGGCTATCCAGTCGCAGCCGGGCAATGTGCGGT